GCCGCCTGTCTCATCGTAAAAATAAAAAATAAATTTTAAATATTGAATATATTATTTTAAATTTGGATATTTTTTTACGGGTCCTTCTGGCCAAGGCTGATGCCTTGCGGTGGCCGAGACCCCAAAATTTGCCTAGATTTTAATTTTTTTATGGCCTTGCTAGTGATACAGGTAATGAAAGGAGGCTGATTGATAAGTGAAAATTACAGATGATTTGAAAACAGCAACGGCCTCGCAGTCGAACCTGGCAAAAGCACTTGGACTCTCGCGTCAACGTGTTTCGCAACTACTCCAAGAAGGGGTTTTAGCAACGGATGAAAAAAATCAGATTTTGGTTATCAAATCCGTTATCAATTATGTCAAATACAAGGGCCAATCTTCTGCTGAAGAGGTAAGCAGTTCCGATGATGTGATATTCGAGGTCGAAAAGGCCAAGAATGAACGTGCTAAACGTAAGATTGCTGAGTTGAAACTAGCCAAAATGAACGGCGAAGTATACTCGGCAGACACTGTAGAACAGGTCATGACAGAAATGCTTGTAAATTTACGTACACAATTGTTAGGATTGCCAACAAAATTGGCGCCGCAGTTACAAAATGTAACAAAAGAGGAGGCCTATAATCTGTTAACTCAAGAGATTGAGGACAAATTATCAGAATTAAGTGAATATACGCCGTCATTATTCATGGATAGCAATGAGTTAGACGAGGATAAAGAGCCAAATTAGGCGCTTTTTTAGTACAAAAAAGGAGGTGATAGCATGAAAACGGCAAAAGAATTATGGCAATATGTGTCTAAAATGGGGCTAAAACCATTACCAAAAACCAGTGTTAGCCAGTGGGCTGACGATTATCGCATGCTATCACAAGGCCTTTCTGCTGAACCGGGGCGATGGAAAACAAGTAGAGCACCCTACCAAAAGGATATTATGGATGCCTTTACGCAACCTGGTATCAATCGTGTAGTAGTAAAGAGTGCCAGTCAGGTGGGAAAGTCGGACATAATGAATAATGTGCTAGGACGATACGCTCATCTTGATCCATGCGCGGTCATGATGATTCAACCTACTATCGAATTGGCTCAAGATTATTCAAAGTCTCGTATCTCGCCGATGATTCGTGATACGAAAGTACTATCACAAGTATTTTACGAAACAAAATCAGAAGACGGCGCTAAGACACGAGATGGTAAGAACACAATTTTATCTAAACTTTTTCCTGGTGGACGTCTTATCATGTGTGGTGCAAATAGTCCGGCTGGGTTGGCATCACGCCCTGTACGTGTATTACTTGCGGACGAAGTAGACCGATTCCCAGATAGCGCTGGCACAGAGGGTGACCCAGTAGACCTTGCTGCTAAACGTATGACAACGTTCTGGAACAGAGTCATGGGTTTATTTTCTACACCAACGAATGAAGGTAGTTCACGAATCGATGTAGAGTATCAAACAGGAACACAAGAAGAATGGCAACATGAGTGCCCTAATTGTGGAGAATACCATTTGATACGACATACCGAGATGGAATGTGAAACCGAAGAACATAAGGACGCTAAAGGTCGGAAGATTGTAATAGTCAGCGATGTAAAATGGCGGTGCCCTGACTGCGGGTCTACATTCTCAGAAGATGAAATGCGAAAAGTTTCTCAAAAGTATATATCAAAAAACCCTGCTGCGTTGCATAATGGCATACGCAGTTTTTTTGTAAATGGATTTACATCGCCATGGCTAACTTGGAATGACATCATGAGGGAATGGCTAGAGGCTAAAGGAGACCCTACTCGTGAAAAGGTAGTTATGAATACACGCTTCGGTGAATCATATGCACAACAAGGTGCCTTCGAAGATTATCAACAATTCATTAGACGCCGTGAGAAGTATGGAGCAGATCTTCCAGATGGTGTATTACTGCTAACCGGTGCCGTCGATACGCAAGATAATCGGTTAGAGTATGAAATTACAGGTTGGGGATATGGTGAAGAGTGTTGGGGAATATGTAAGGGCGTAATCTTAGGAGAGCCTGATAATAATGCGACATGGGATGCACTTGATGCGGTGCTTGATAAGATATATCACTTTAAAAATGGTACAGGCCTTAAAGTAGCACGTGCTTTCATCGATTCTGGCGGTCACTACACATCAAAAGTGTATGAATATTGTGAGAAAAACTTTAGTAAGCAACGATTCGCGATTAAAGGTACGGCTGGAACACCTGGCATACCTTTAAATTATAAGATTGGTAAAGCTTCTGGAAGCAAAATTCCACTTGTAATGCTGGGTGTTGATGATGGAAAACAGCAGGTAATGAACAGATTGGCCATCGAAGAACCTGGTGCTAAGTACTTTCATTTCCCGTTGGATGAAGAATTATTAGGCACTAGAGGATACGACGAGCTATATTTCAAGGGAATTATCTCAGAACACAAGAAGAAAGTAAAACATAAGGGCGTTATACATGAAATATGGGAACCTACTGCAGGGGTTCGTAATGAACCATTGGACTTACGAGTCTATAACCTAGCATGTATGAACTCAATCCAC